AATGACAATTGAAAACCACCTGTTCCATCCGCATCTTGTTCGATGTTAATCGAACATTTGATGGTATATTGACCGCTAAACGGAGCGGTGAACACATTGCTTACAACATAGTTATTTGGATCAACAACTTCGGTTAAATTCGGAATTGGATAATGATAAAGTGTAATTCCCGTTGCCATCGTTATTGGAGTAAATGATGCACCTGTAAATGTTAATCCATCAATACCATTTTCAAGTTTGAACTTTGCAGCTTCGGGATTTCCAACCTGTTGAGTAATATTTGCTTCGCTCGTCCAAACAACAAACAATCTTCTTAATTGCGTGTAGAATGTAGAACTCGCACTTGTGTTTACTGAAAATCCACTTAGTTCCATAATCTTATCGAATATGTAACGAGATTTAACCATCAATGTAAGTTCACCAACCTTAATTATTTGATTGGCTTGTTCTTGCCACTCTAACGGATTAAATGGATTGTAAACAGGATTAGCGTAAATAGAGCGTGAGTTATCAATATTTGAACTTCCAACCCAATTATTACCCCTATCGGTTAACGCAAATTGAATATTACCCTCACCAAATACACCACTAATAACATCCGTTACATTTGGGTAAGTAACTTCAAATGGATAATCGGTTTGAAGTTCGGAAGCTATGTAATTTTTAAAATCAGCGTCTCCGATGTTCTTAAAAAAGTCGATTACATTACCGAAGAACACTACCTCATATTCGCTAACAACACCTGCCTGCGTGTAACTCGCTTTCCATTGGATATTACCTTCCATAACAGGCAAGGTATCAACGGTAATTATCGCGTTGAACTTACGCTTAGGATTAAACGAACTGAATTGAAAAGTATTATTTTCAATGAATCCAAATATCTTCGAATTGTTTTCAGTTGCAGGAATGCGAAATGAACGTGAATAACTCGCCTTCGCTTTGAGGTCTTTAATATCACTAAATGAATATTGCAGGGCAATCGTTTCATTCAAATATAAATCCATTACAACTGGCTCATTCGAACCTTGTGTATAAATGATGAGTGCTGTTTCCATTTATTACTTATTATGGGCAATTACCGAATCCAATAGTTACATAAATATTACCACTGATTGTGCCACCACCCCAATATGGTAATCTTAAAAAGAAATAATTTGTAAATGCCGCAGTTCCCCAAATTCCACTCGCAATGATTGGAGTACCCGGTGTGAGTAGTTTGAATGTTGTTTGTGTTCCACCACCTGTGGCCACATTTCCTAAATCAATAATTCCATCCGCTCCACCGCTTGAAGGTTGAGTTACATTGTAATCTATTCTGACATAATATGGTTGTCCACCAATCGGAGTAATTCCACCTGTACCTTCAACACCAACAGTGATTCTTCTACCATTGGAAGCGTTGGTTAAAACGATATTACACGCATCGCCTAAATTGGCCCCAATAGATAATGCCAAACTACTTCCTTTATTCATAAATGAATTGAAGTATTCGCAGGGCGCAGGGCCAGGTATTGGAAATGGCGATGAAGTTATGTTAATCGTTTCGTTGTTCGAAGCAATTTGTAATCTTAATGTCTGATTGTACTTCTTCGAATTACGCTCTCGTTTCATCAAATAATTGCTATCACTAACGACAACAGGAACAATTGAATATCCATCCACATTATCATCCACCATCCACACGCTTTTTGATGTGAACAAATCTTTGAGATATTTGAATTCAGATTCGCACAACCAATCACTTGTCAAATTGATAAACGTGTTAACTATTGGTTCGCGCTCGGTTAATTCACGCGTGTAGTTTTTTGTTGCATACGGATCAGAAAAAGTGGCATTATTGAAATCTCCCTGATATGCTTTATATCTTTTGCGTTCAACCTCAATACTTCGTTCATTGCGTTTAATAAATGAGTAACTATCCCATCCACCCAATTGATTCAGCCAATAAACGTGAACAGGATTATATTTACAATCGTCAGATAAATAATAGCCGTATTTAGTTGTAACTTGTTCATTACTTGCGTCATAACCTGCATATACATAGAATGCAGTTGCATCTGCTGTGGGATCGTCTATATAACCGCCATTCACAAGATTCTTTAATCCAGTTGGCAAGAAAAGTAAACTTGCCGCATCGAATGACATTGGAATATCAAATGAATCGATTAGCGTTTGATTCTCATCATATAAATCAAAAGTGAAATGGTCAATTGAATTGTACGGATAACCTGCATTTATGTAGTTGTTATCGTCAGCAATCCAAGCGTGCATATCGTATGCGCTATCCGTTGCGCCATTAACATCGGTACGCGATATGTATTTCCAATTGATCAGTTCAGATTGTAGCAGCGATGGTATAACTAATTTATTGGCAAGTGTTTCATTACTAAATCCAATCTCATTATCGTAGTTCTGCGATAACGCAAGTGGGCGCGTGTCATTCGTACCCATCACAATAAAATTCTGCTTACCACTTCCGTAAATACACATTAGATTGTATGTGATTGCTACGCTAATATCTTCAGTAAATACACCCCCTACATCGTAACCTTCATAAAGTTCAATTTTAAATGAGTTCACATTATTTTTACTCGTCAGTGTTGGCGCTGCGGTTTGCAAAACAACATCATCCGAATTATCATAAACAATCGAATTATTTACAAGTTGGTTGAAGATTGTTTTAGCGTTGAACACTCCACTATTTACAGCATTTGCCGCAATGTAAAATTTATATTCTTCGGTTGTATTATTGTCGGTGATTTTAACGATGTACTTAAAATTGGGTTGAGCAAATTCGCTCGATGTCATTGTGAACGATACATCGTTATTTGAATAACACAAACCTGTTAAATCATCAATGCCTTGTGCCGTTAATCCTGTAACTGCTGAATTATAACTCATATCTTTATTTTCTTTTGCAAATTATCTTCAATAACCAAATTGATTTCGCGCGTTAATGCTTCTTCGAATTCAGATTTAAATTCAATGATTGTATCATTAACCGCATCGCGCCAATAAAACAGTGGTGGAATTCCATTTTTTGAAATTCCTTTGGCGATATTGTACGCTGCGCTCCTAACAACGGAAGGATTTTGTTTCACTATCTTGCCTTTGTCATCACGAACACGAATTGGTTTGATGCGCATCCATTCTACTATCGCGTCTATTGGCGGCATCTTCGCACCTTTGCGCCTTCCATATTCAACAACTGGAGCGTAAACAGCCGCTTTACCTTTCGCAAAGAATTGAATCTTACTACTCCTTCCATCGTAATAAAATGAAAGCGATTTTCGAAGTGTATCACTTGCCACCGCCCTGCGTTTTTTACCACGAACTGTGCGATAAACACCAAGATTAAGCATTGCCTTTTCGACAACCTCTTTGCCGAATTTCTTCATTACCGATGTTAGTGGACTATCAGCCATTGACGAATAATAAATAAGCGGTGTTCGGATCAGCAATTAACAACTCAACAAATACTTCGATGCCTTTCGTATTAAGAGCGTTCACAAATTCTTCATTCGAATCTTCCCACGCAAAACAAATAGTGCCCCATTGTCCTTCCGTTGGTATCGTCAGTTCATTGATACCGCCATCCTTTTGAGTAAGTGTATAATTCATATTGTAACCATTATTGATAGTGAAATGACTGGAGTGCTGTTGGCTGCTGCATTGTTCTGAACTTTTACACTTGCCAAATCTCCAGCACTAAATGCTATTGATGTAGCTGTATTGGAATAAGTACCTGCCACACTACCTGCAGCTATCGTAATAGCTAGAGCTGTATCTACTTGATTTTGTCTTAGCGTAATGACTAGAGATCCACTTGCAGGCTGAGTGGCTGATGTGCGTACATACCATCTACTAAGTGAGCAGGTTTGTGGCATTGCATAAATTCTCTGAAATTCATTAGCTGCATTCACATAACCACCTCCAGTAATAGCTGTATAGTTAGTAGTAGCTGGAGCTACAACAGTAGTAGCATTCAATCCAACAATAAAAGATGTACCACTTCCTGCACCTGCATATTGCGGAATGTTTAAAATTCCACTTCCTAAAGTAGCCGCACCACTCGTTCCTGTTGTGGTTAATGTTAGCGTTCCTTGTTTAGCGTTTAATTGAGTTTGAATATCTGAAGTAACTCCACTCAAATATCCGAGTTCGGTTGTTGTAACTGCGCTCACATCTACCTTACCACCACCATTACTTACTAATGCGCGACTGCCTGTTAAATTACTCGTTGTAATCGTTGAAGCCGCGCCTGTAATCGTATCTTGTTTGGTGCTTAATGCGTTGCTGTTTTCCCAAAGTGAATTGGATGAATTGTATTTTAAAATGTCATTATTCGCAACCGATGTAATTTTTACGTTGTGAAGTTCTTGTAATTCATAACCATTCTGGACACGAACATACATACGGCCTGCACTTCCATTATTGGCCGTTGTAACGAATCCCAAATACACTAAATGATTGGGTGCGGATGGTTTGACATTCGTAATTGTTCCTGCTGTTGCACCTAAATAAATGGCATCGCCATCCGCGTAAGTGGAAGTCGGTAAAATGCTTAAGCCATCGAGTTGACCTTGCATCATTATCAGACCTTTTTGATTGGCCGCAATGGATGAACTCAACACCAATCCAACTGTCTGCGCACTTGTTGCATCGCTTGTATTGTAG